TGTGAAGGTATTAATCATCTTGAATTTAGTATTGATAACTTTCCAGAGATGCTTGATAGAATAGAAACCGAAGCCTTACGCATACACGAGAAACGTTATAAGAGTCTTTAACTGAAATCCGGCATGCAACAGTACACAGATCAGGTTGAAGGGTTCAGGTATACTACAGCAATAGCTAAGCTTAGGACCCTCAGAAAGAGGATAAGGGTGGTGCCAGGCGGTACTTCGGCCGGGAAGACCTATGGCATCATCCCTATCCTTATTGACTACTGCATCAAGAATCCAGGTACAGATTGTTCAGTCGTGTCAGAGACAGTCCCTCATCTAAGGAAAGGTGCTTTGAAAGACTTTCTCAGGATAATGCAGGCAACAGGGCGTTATGTCGACAGCCACTACAATAAGACTCTTCTTCAGTACACGTTCGCAAATGGCTCATATATGGAGTTCTTCTCCGCCGACCAGGAGGCAAAGGTACGAGGTCCTAGACGTAAGATCCTCTATATAAACGAAGCAAACAACGTCTCATTCGAGGTTTATCATCAGCTTGCAATACGTACATCGGGCATTATCTGGCTTGACTTCAACCCATCAAGTCAGTTTTGGGTTCATGATGAGCTTAAGGACGACCCCGACGCAGAATGGCTGGTTCTGACTTACAAGGATAATGAAGCTCTCCCCGAGACACTTATAAAAGATATAGAGAAAGCAAAGACTAAGGCTTACTTTGATCTTGATTTAGAGGGAGACGCATTATTCCAGCCCACGAACATCAAGTCATATTATTGGCACAACTGGTGGAGGGTATATGGCTTAGGTCTCTTAGGATCTCTCGAGGGAGTGATATTCCAGAACTGGTCACAGATAGCTACAGTACCAAAGGAAGCCAAGCTCATAGGATATGCCATTGACTTCGGATATACCAACGACCCCTCAACTCTTGTAGGAGCATGGGAATGGAACGGGTCAGTGATATGGGACGAGATGATTTATCGTACAGGGCTTAAGAACTCGGATCTTGCTCACATGATGAGATCTCTTGGCGTAAAGTCTAAGGACTATGTCGTTGCAGACTCGGCAGAGCCTAAGTCGATAGACGAGATAAACGCATACGGCTTCCGCGTAAAAAAAGCAATAAAAGGAAGAGACTCTATCAACTATGGCATAGACATCTTGCAGGAGGATGACTTCTACGTCACGCAACGCTCGACGAACCTTATTACAGAGTTACGCTCGTACATGTGGGAGATGGACAAGAGTGGCAAGGCCACAAACAAGCCAATAGATGCTTTCAACCATTGCATAGACCCGATGAGATACCTTGCATCAGACAAACTTTCTAAGCGAGGCTCAAGGAAAGCACACGGCGTGAAGGTGAGGAACAACCCGAACCAGAACGCAGGACTGATACCTCGTTAACATCGTAATAAAATATTGTCACATATTTACATGTTTGAAAATTATATATTACTTTTGCCATGAATTAATAAGGAAATATCAAGTTTAATAAAAATGTCACCAAAAGAAAAAGCAAACGAGATTTACGAATCAATATCAAATGAATTGTCCAAGCATATATTCAATGGTCATCACGACATTGCAATTATTCTTTCTGAAAAGCAAGCAAAAGAAGTGTTAGAATCATTTAACGGTGAATATCCTTATTCAATAGAAACTAAGGATATGGAATGGACTACTGATGATTCTTGGTTATTTGATTTGTATAAACAATATTGGTTGTCTGTTATTAAAGAGATTCGGCTTTTAGCATGACCGCTAACTACTGACTATATGAATGATGTAGAAAAAAACATGCGAGAAGGATCTTTTTCGATTTTTTTCGAGAAACATCGTTATTACTTAGAAAACTGTTATTATGTTTGCGTCAGGAGCAGAAGGTAGCTCTTACGGGTAAAACGAGTTTATAAACATTCTAAAACAATTATCACTATGAGTATGATTTGTTCATGTCCTGCTAGTTCAGCTTTGACAACTATTCCGGTTGTTCAGTGCGGCGAGAACTTCGGTCAGATTCAGAAGATAGCTTTCCAGCGTCTGACGAAGTCAGACGGGAATAAGAACTCCTTTGCCGCAACTGGTACGGGATCTACTACTCCCACTATCACGCTGAAGGCTTCTTGGACTCCTCTGATCGCAGATTCTAATAGTACTGGCGCCAAGATCGTTCTCTCACCTTTCATCAACAATCCCACTAGCGAGCCTGGTGCAGCACGTACTTTCGGCGGTGGCAATGAGTCTCTGGGAGGTATAGAAGAGGTACTCGGCGCAGAGCCCACAGCTTTCTCGGCTGTCCTGAGACGTATGCCTCAGAACGTTATCAAAGTTATGAAGGATCTCATGTGTGAGGCAGCTGTTGGAAACCTCGGCGTATATCTCTTCAACGAGAATGGCCAGATCGAGGCTATTCAGGACACAGACGAGCCCAACACTTACTATCCTATACCCATCCGCTCTCTGTTTATCAGTGACAAGGGTCATGGAGGTCTTGAGAATCCTGATTCAAACAACATCAGCTTCAGCTTTGCTCCGAACTACTCGGACAATTTGAAGATCGTCACCCCGACAGACTTCAACCCGCTGGATCTGGTTCCTGGTACTTAATAGCTTTTTAGGTTATGGGTACTGTAAAAACCACCAAAATCTTGCTTGAGGTTCCCAGATGGGGCCTCAGGCAGGAGTTTGATTTTACTCTCGCCGAGAGCATCCTAAGAACGAGAGATAACGGGGGATGGGTGCTTCCTGAAGATTCAGAATTTGAGTTCAAAGACAATGGTCTTAGATATAGAACAGATAAGAAAGGAACTAAGGGAAAACCGAAAGGGAGCAATTCTGTCAAGGGCTCAGGCTCATCAAAACAGGATTAAGTTCCACGTTGAGACTAAGGTCTCGAGTTCGTTTTCCCAGCCGCTGGCAGATTTCATGTCGTATGTGTCAGCGTTGATTCCTGATGACAAGTTTCGTATCTTTAAGACCTTGTTTAGGTTCCCTATAAAGACCAACGAGATAACCGAGATTGCTTTTGATAAGCTTTTCCGCGTTTTTGATGGCAGGGATCCCAAATTTAATTACCAATTCCGGTCATCGCAACAGAGAGCTGATTGGGAATGGTATAGACAGACTATCCTTCATGAGCCAGAGATCTGGAGGTCAGTTGGTTGGGAGTATTTCAAGACTGAGATAAACTCAGTTCTTGTGGTAGACATGCCACAGAAGCAAGAAGGGACACTCCCCGAACCTTATTTCTATTGGCTCAAGATAAAGGATGTCCTCACATTCGAGGCAGATCCTGTGACAGGTCAAATGAGTTGGATCATATTCCGCCAGCCTGAAGATCGCATCGCAGTTATAGACGGTGAGTCATACAGGATATTCGAGTTCAAGAAGAACCAGATCGGAGAGCTTCTTTTAGAGAAGCCTCATGATATTGGCTATTGCCCTGCAAGATTCTTCTGGGATCAGCCGCTTAGCTTAGAGGATCACGATGTAAAGAAGAGCCCGATAACAAAACAGCTTGAGTCACTTGATTGGTTCCTTTATTTTCATATCGCAAAACGTCACTTGGATACGTATGCAGGTTATCCTGTTTATTCTGGTTACGCTATGGATTGCGATTTTAGAAATGATGAAGCGGGTGACTATTGCGATGGTGGCTTCCTTAGAGATAAGCATGACCATTGGAAATATGATGCCAATGGTTTAGTACGATGCCCTGTCTGTAGTAGCAAGAGACTTTCCGGGGCTGGTTCATTTGTAGAGGTTCCGATACCTGGCGAAGGTCAGCCTGATCTTCACGACCCAGTTAAGATCACTACTGTTGACCGCCATGCTCTTGAATATAACGTGTCTGAGGAAGAGAGGCTTAAGAACAATATTATCGATGGTATTGTTGGGGTTGATAGCCCGGTATTAACTTCTCAGGCTGTTAATGAAAAACAGGTCTCAGCTTCTTATGACTCCAAGACTACAGTTCTTAAGGGTATCAAGGAAGGACTTGAGAGAGCAATGAAATGGGTAGATGAAACAATTTGCCGCTGCCGTTATGGGACAGATTTTCTTTCTGCTTCTATTAGCCTTGGCACTGATTTCTATCTGCTTTCTCCTAATGACTTACGTAGTCTTTACACGAATGCTAAGAACTCTGGAGCTAGTGAGGCAGAGCTTGATTCACTCCAGAGACAAATTATAGAAACTGAGTATAGGGATAATCCTTTGGAACTTCAGAGGATGCTCACTCTCAATGAACTCGAGCCTTATCGTCACATAGGACGTACAGAAGCTCTTGGTTTATTTGAGAAACAACTTATACCAGAAGACGATCTCAGAATTAAGCTGAATTTCCCCGATTATGTCCGTAGGTTCGAGCGTGAGAACACGAACGTTATCGAATTTGGTTCCGCTCTTCCTTTCAACAAGAAGATCAACCGGATAAAAGAGGAATTCAAAAAATACGCAGCAGAAGAAAAAGCCCGAGTGAGCATTACTCCTCCGGCACAAGAGTAATAACTAAAACAATGATTTATGCTAACAAAAGACAACATCGATCTTCCTATTTCGGAGATTACTCCTGAGAACTACAAGGTTCCTGCAGGAGAGGAAAGGTTCTTCCACGTTAAACTGGAAGTACCGACATTCGACCAGCACAACGGAAAGAAATTAAGCCATCCCTTCATTCAGAAGTTCGCAAGAGTGGACTTTGAGAATGGTATGCTTTCCCTCCTCCGCCAGCAGGGTTACACTGTTGATATTCTCTATGATCCTAAAGAGTGGTGCGAGAAGCATCCCTTTGTTAAAGGGCCAGTTCCTGTAATCGATAAAGCTAAAATGAGACAGGAGTTGAAGGATGAGCTCAGAAAAGAACTCCTTGAGGAACTTAAAGCTGAGCAGAAAAAGGAGAACAAGAATAAGAACAAGGGTAAGAAAGAGCTTAAGCCCGCAGAAGGCGATAGCGATACTTCCCTTGATTAAATATACGATATTAATTCAAAAGGTAGAATTATGATAACAAAAGAGATCTTAGTTGCTAATGCAGCTTTGGCCGGTTTAACCGACGACCAGATTAATGCTATCATCACTATCAACAACAATGATGTTGCTGGTGAGATTGGCAAGAAAACGAGTGAAATTTACCAGAGGTTTGATCAGCTTACTAAAGACGCTACAGGTATAGATCGTTTGATGGGAGCAAATCCTGAGAAGACTTACGACTATCTTCCTAGAGCAATCCAGGAGATGAAGAAGAATCTCGGAGACACTGAGTCACTTAAGGCCCAGATAACTGAGCTCACAGCAGAAAAGACTAGACTTGAGGAAGAACTTGCAAAAGGCGCAAGTCCAGAACTTCAGCGTCAATTTGAACAGACAAAGGCAGAACTCGCTAACACGAAGACTCAGTACAGTCAGCTTCAGTCACAGATGGAGCAGAAAGAGAAGGACCATCAAGCCGAGATATTCGGTATTAGAGTTGATAATGATCTTGCTGTTGCATCGCGTGGGCTTCAGTTCAAGTCTGAGATCCCCGTTTCTGTTCAAGCAATTTTGCTTCAGAATGCTTCAACTAAGATTAAGGGCATGAATCCTGACTACATTGATGACGGTAATGGCGGCAAACGCCTCGTATTCCGCGGACAAGACGGCGCAGTTTTGAATAACCCGGAGAAACAGCTTAACCCGTACACGGCTGAAGAGCTCCTCGTTAGAGAACTGAAAGATGTTCTTTCCACCGGAAGACAGGCTTCAGGCAGCGGCACCGTACCTGATGCAGGAGGGGATTCTGGAGCTGGGGCCCAGTCAGTTGATATTTCTCAGGCCCGCACAAGGCAGGAGGCTCAGGAGATTATAACCAAGAGCTTGCTTGCTCAGGGCATGACAATTGGCTCAGATCAGTTCCAAGACGCGATGGACAAGTTATGGAAGGACAACAACATCCAGAACTTGCCCCTAAGATAAGGCAAAGGGTCAGCCTAAGTATAAACAATTTTAAACACTAAAAGCTATGTCTCTTATTGCAACAAGACTTCAGGATTGGCGTATTAAGAACCCGCAGTTCGATCGTAATATGACCCGTCCTCTTGAGTATGGGGCTCTTGACTTTTTCATTGGCCAGACCAACTCAGGTAATTCGATTATTTCACCCGATCTTAAGGCTCGCGCATTCGAGTCAATGGGTAACACAGTTCAGATCCCTGCTATCGATTTCGATGGCAATGTAACCGTATCAAACGTACGTTCTTGCGTTATCGGCGATGCAGAGAACACTTCTGCTCTTTATACCATCGTTTGGGCTACTTTCGCAGTTGGCTTCACGATGGTTCCTTCTCTCTATCTCAACAACGAGATTGGCTACGACCAGGATTTCTCTCGTAAGCTCGAGAAGGTATCAAGAGCACTTGCTATTAAGCTGGATCAGGCAGCTGTAGCAGCTTTGGATGCTAAGAAGACCCAGGTCTTCGAGTCACTCCTTTACTACACTCAGTCTGGTAACGTTGTTCAGGTACCCTGGGGCATGCGTGATGGCATCTTCTCAGACGTGAACACTATGATGAGAGCTAATGCTTATCCTGGTCAGATTCACATCATCGGTAACGCTGGTATAGATTCAATGCTTCGTAAGCTGGCTCAGCATGGTCTTTACAACGACCAGAACAAGAGGATGGAGTTTGAGGATAAGATCATCCACTTTACCAACAACATCAACAACGCAGAGGGCAACTTCGGTACCTTCTTCGCAGTTGAGGATGGCAACGTAGGTGTTCTTACTCGCGTTGATCGTGAGTCTCTCCTCCGCTCTAGGTATGGAGTTCACGAGTGGGACCAGG